GAGGTTTGTCGCCGTTACGTTAAACGACTCTACCAACTTACCTATATTAATGTGAATACTTGTAGGACGTCCCGACTTAACCCCTTCGACGCTTGTACTCGATTGCTTTCCGCCCGCTCCGCCCGCCGTAGCTGTTCCGGTTGCTTTTACTAAAGATTGAGACTTTAAAACGTCGCTAAAGTTGGCCGTCTTTTTATCCGCCGTCTCCGTCTTTAGTTTTAACGGGTCCTTTATCATTTCCGCATTGAAACCCTCCGAAAACGCGTTACTCATACGGCCGCCGCTATCGTAAACATTACCAAAAGCTTTACCAAGACCGGAAAGCCCCTTTTTAATTTGATCGACGTCTCCGCTAAAGATACCCGCCAACAAGTCCCCTACCCCGCCGAGTACATTCTTAGCCACGTCCAAAATAACCATAAAACCTTCGCGGATTAAGTATATAAGCCCTCTAAAAGTTTTTCCTATAATAGGGAAGCGGTCCAAAAACCCGCTAAAAGCGTCCTTTATTTTTATAATAGCGTCGAAAACCGTCCCTAAAACGTCGCGTATTTTCTCCCAAACCGGAGTAAGAAATTTTAAAACCTCTTGCAACCCGGCAAAAGCACTTTGAAGCGATTCCGCTATCGTGGCGCCACCCATTAAACGATTAAAAAAGCTCTCCACTAAAGCGCCCATTTCTCTAAAGTGAGTGATTAAAGGCTGTAAAGCTTGCGTTATAACCCCGGCGTTAACCTTTAAGAAATTAAACGCGCTTTGTAAGCCGCTCATTACTCTGTTAATTATAGGCATTAAAGTATTTCCGAGGTTAACCTTTAAGTCGGTCATCATATTGTTAAAACGCTCAAAATTAGCTTGTGAGCTATTAACCGCCGTCTCTAAACCTCCGCCAAAAGTATTTTTTAATTCATTGGCAAACCTCGGGAGAAAGTCCTCCGCCATTATCTCGCCCTTTTCCATTGCCTTGTCGAGCTGCATCGTTGTCATTCCCATAGCGCGGGCCGCAATTTGAAAAGCTCCCGGAATACGCTCGCCAATTTGCCCGCGTAACTCCTCCGCTTGTACCTTACCTTTACCCATTATTTGCCCAAGGGCCAACATTGCGCCTTTAGAGTCCTCCGCGCTTAATCCCATTACCGAGCTCGCTACTTGGATCCCGTCGAAAATATCGCGAGTTGCTTGTCCCTCTAATTTACTGCCAATCATTGCACCCGCCAAAGTTTTAAAACCCTCCGCCGATGCTTTTAGATTGGTCCCGAGTAAATTCGACCGCTCGCGAATAAAGTCCATATTTTTAGCGCCCTCCTCCGCCGAACCCGACGCGAAGGTTATCGCATTTTTCAAGCTCTCAAACTCGCGGGCCGTCTTTACCGCCTCCGAAGCGAAACCGATCGCCTTATTTAAAGCTTGATAAGATAAAATTGCAAGCCCCGCCTTTTTAATTAATGAGTTTAAACCACCTCCGGCCGCCTCCGCTCCGTCTTTTCCCCTCTTGCCTATTCCGCCCATAGCGTTATCGAGGCCCATAGCTGCGGCCGCTGCTTTTTTTAGTCCGGGGCTTAACTTGTCGTTAAGCTCAATGGTATAAGTTGTATTTTCTGCCATTCTCTTTTAATTGTGGTCGTTGGTGTAAAAATAGCAAAAAAGGGAGTTGCCTCCCTCTTTTAGTCCTTGTTTTTATGCTTCTCGTTTTCTTGTCGGATAACCCACTCGAGGCCCGCCACTAACTTAAAATAAGCGTCGTCGCTTAGTGGCTCCGGGTCGATTTTAAAGTGGTAACGGATTAAGGAGTCCCATTGTAGGCCCTCGTCCTCGTCGACGTTTATCTCTTTGATTCTTGCGTCGTAAAAATTAACTCGCCTAAATACTCCAAAGGAGTAAGCGAGCGACAAGTCTATTGACTCGAGTATCTTTACAACTTCGCTACGTTTCCCGAGCGCGTACCTATTACAGTACCGAGCAAGCTCGCCGCAATTCTTAACGCCTCAAAGTCCTTAATTACGTCCTCCACGGGGCCCGCAACCGTTAACGACCTCAAAAACATTTCCGCCGCGAGTAACTCGTCCTTTTCCAATAACTTAGAGCCGGCCGAATACGTTACGCGGTCTAACTTCTTAAGGATTAAAACGACCTCGTCGTCTTTTAACGGGATTGTCAGCTTAAAAATTTCGCCGTGCTTTGCTTTTAAGCTTTCGATTTCTTTTTCTGTGATTTCTGCCATACTATAAAATTTAAAGTTTTACCAAAGATACAAAAAAAAACCTCCGGGTTTTAATCCGGAGGTTTTTCCCCTTTAAATAATCAATATAAGCAACAAAAGAAAAGCCAACTATTGAGCCCAATCGATATGCGAAACCGCAAGCTCGAGCTCCGCGATAACATTACTATCGCCCTCCGCCGCGCCGCTTGGCGTGTTCTTAAATCGGCAGTTTTTAATAATATCCGTAACCGGTGCGCTCCCTAAAGGAACGTAAGAAACGGTAATATCAAACTCGCCAATGTTTTGAAGTCTGTTTTTTGGAGCTGCTTTTAATAAAGCGTTTAACTCCGCGCGGTCGATTGTCATACTCGCCTCACTTTCGATTTTTCCGAGTCCTCTCGATACGGGAAAACGTCCCGCTCCAAAGTTTTCGGTAATCTCTTGCTTATCCGAGTAGTTTATTGCCGTTATCCCGGCCAATGGTGAACCCAAAACCGTAACGATTATATCGGCGTAAGCGTATGCTTGTCCGTTTACTAATGGTGTATTGTCTGCCATTTTCTTAAATTTTTATAGGTTTGGAACAAAACCAAGGTTAATAATAATCTCGCGAGCTACGCCAACCGGAACCAATTTAACCGTTATTTCTAAGCGGCTTGTACTAACTACGTTTTGGTTTGCATTAATTACAATCTCGTAAGCTGAAAGCTCACCGTTTGCCTCCATTGAAGCGAGAGCGCGGTCCGCCAAAGCTTTGAAGGTTTTAACCGTGTCCTCTCTAAGAGTACCGTCCGCGTTAACTCTTAACGGGCTTCCAAGTTTCGGAACTATAAAAGTTCTTAAGTTTCTTGTCGCCTTGTCAATAGTTCTATTGTTCTCAATAGTAGCTAAGTCGTTGGTTACCGCTACACTACTATAACTATCGTTATTGAATGTATTTGAGAAACCAATCTCTTTTACTAAAAACAAGTAGCCTTTATCGTCGATAGCGTTAACCAAAGAGGTTGCCGTTAAAACGAAAGCGCCACCGTTTGCAAAGTGAGCGACGTCGAACTCCGACCCGTCCGTTACCATTGGAAACTTTTCAAAGTAACTAATAGACTCGTTAACGTTGGCCGCGGAAACCGCTCCAAGTTTAGCGCCTAAGTCAGTAATCGAGTAAGATTTTGAAACGTAAAGAGCGCGCCCTTTAGCGTTACCGTCTTGGCCGATACAAACCGAAACCGACGGAGCCGTTAAAGCTCTCAAGTCCGGCAATGTTGACAAGTCCGCCACCGCGTGAATATTTGGACCGTATAAAATAGAAAGCGGTTTGTTTTCCGTTTTTAAAGTCGTTGCAACCGCTTGCAAAGCTGTTACTTGAGCCGTAGCGAAAGCCGCTAAAGGATAGTAAACTCCAACTTGTCGGATAGTTCCGAGAGCTGTGTCTTGCATTGTCTTAACGTCGATAAAAGTCGGAGTACTTACCGGCTCGGCAAAATAGCCGATCCAAAGCTCGCCGCTTGGTTGTTTTTGAAAAAACTCCCTTACGTGATACCAATGAACGCCAAAATCTGCGCTTCCCTCAATAATCCCTAAAGCTTCCGCTTGAGCAAGTGAGTAAACCGTTTTAATTCTTGCGTTTGATGAGAAACCGCTCGGGAGGGTGTCCTCGTAAAACACTAAGCCGCTGATGTGGTCTTTACTCGTTAAAGGAGTACCAAGGCCGGCCGTGTTTATGTTGAATGTAACTTTATTTAGTGCCATTTTTTAGCTTTTTTTCGGGTTTTCTAATTTCCTCTGTTGTTAGCCCATTTTTTGCCGCGTGAGCTTTCGCGAAAGATTCCTCGTAAAAAATTACTCCGTCGGAGGTCCTATATACGACCTCCGACTTTGTAAAATATTTGTCCGCTATCTTTTCCATTAAGCTGTCGCTTGGATAAGTGCGTAAACTCCTTTTTCGTCGTTTCTTGAAGCTGTTCCGCCCGCTCTAACCGAAGCGTTAAAGATCGAACCCAAGTATAAAGGATTGTCGAAGTCTGCATAAACTTTAACTGCGCCCTCTGCACGTCTTACGCAATTGTCGGCCCAAGCCAAGATTGCTAAGTGGTCCGTAGCTGCTCCCGCTGCTCCTACCGTTTTTTTCACGTTTGAAGTGTTGAAGTAAACAGACTTAGAGCGTTTGAAAACTTTCATACCGAAAATCTCACCGATTTGTCCGTCTACCGTTGGCTTTCTGTTCACGTAGTCAAAATTGATAAAAGAGTCAATTTTTAATAATTGAGCGTATAGTCTCGCGTCAACTAAGATATTTCTCATACCCGCCGGAACGTCGTCAATATCGAATTTAATCGCTAAGTCGCTCAAGTCGTTACGTGTTAACGTTTTTCTTGTACCCGTTGCACTTGGAGCTAAAGCCGTTCCGTCTGCTGTACCGGTCATATAAGACTTTTGTCCCGCAAGAGTTGGAGCCCAAGAAAAAGCGATCTCG